TTCTGTTTCCTGCTGCACTGTAACAGCAGTGTTGATAGCTTTAGCTGTAGCTACACCACGGATAGGAGCAGGGATATTGATGGTATCGCCTTTCTTACCCTTCATTGTCAGCTTTTTAACAAGCGGAGCCATAACGAGATTCTTCTCATAGGCTGCGCGTACCTCGTCACTCCACAATTCAGGAATAAACGTAGCTGCACTAGTGTTGTCTACAAAACCGCCAGTAGCGGGATAAACTGAAGTTGCCATTTGTATATCTCCTAAAGGACTTAGCCTTTAACTCGACCCTCTGCGTAGGCTCTTATGATTTCATTAGAAAGAGCTTCATAGCGGTTTGGGTCATCACGCATTAGTTTAATAATGTCAACGCGGCGATACACTTTACGACTGTTAGTGTCCACATTTCCGTTAGAACTGCCGGTAGCGGCTGCTCTGACTTGTTGTGTACGCTTATCTTTCTCAGCACTCACTGTTTGGTTTACTAACTGAGTCCTCTCCTTCCAGAGAGTAAACAATTCGTCAGCAGCCTCATGGTCAAAAGACTTGTCAGCTTGCTCATATAATCGCCTACGTATATTCGATCCTTGTATCCACTCATTGAACTTTGGATTGTTGAGAATATCACTCATCTCTGGGTGCTTCTTCTGCAACTCATTCACAGCTACACTGCGTGTCATTTGTTTAGTCAGGTTTTCAGCCTGCTTTAAACGAGGATCGTTATCCAGTAGGGCTTTAACAGCCTCGCTAGGATTCGTAAAGAAATCAACCTCATCAACTGCTTTTTTCTTATCCTTCTTGAGTTCTGTTTGTGAGACTACAAAATCATCAACGATTTTGCGTAGTTCTCCAATCTCAGAGCTATGCCTACCAGCGAGCTTTTCAGCTTCTTGGTGCATCCGTACAATGTCTTTAACACTCTTGTTTTTGTACTTCTCAGGAATGTCATCGACTTCTTCTTGTTGTTCTTGTTGTACTTCTTGCTCTGGGGCTTGGTCTACGTTGCCTTCTAAACGCTCTTCTTCATCAAGCAAAAATGCTGCCATTACTAAACTCCGTGCTTTTACATTGTGGAGATATACAGAAGTTGTGCTTATTCGGCGCTTCTGCGTTCTTTACTAATCTTCCTTTCTCGGTCTCTAGCCCACTTCATTGTAGCCCCTGGGAAACTACCAGAGATGGGGTCAAGCATATTCCGAACAGGTGAGATTATTCTTACAGCAGCTTCATTACAAACTCTACAATCCATCTCTCGGCACTCTGAATCTACAAAGGCTTCAAAGATATGATTAGCAGAACATTGGAAGTCGAAGATTCTACGCATTGGTGTCTCCGACAAACAACTGCTCTGAAGCAGCTTCAATACTCATTTCTAGGTTTAAGAATGTACGAATAATGTTTAACTGACCTTTACGGAAGTTCAACTCATCAGCATTCTTAGTGTACTCTACAGAGTTTATGTTGTTTACTTGTGTCTCTAACTCTGCACAAAAGGCTTTGTAGCCTGCGGTATTACACATCTCTTTGATATCGCCGTAGAACTGTTCCAGGTCATTATCAGTCATCTGCATTACCTCTGTTAGTTACTTGTTCTTTTTTTTCTTGCCTTTGCCATACATCATAATTGTTTCTCCTTTTAAAGTTTATCCGAGTGTAGCATACTTTTGTGTTTTTGTCAATCTTTTTCTTGACCTTCTTTCTTTAATGTGTTACCGCCTTTCTTATTAGCAAGTTCTTTTACAGCCTTAAGCTCTTCCTTAATCTCTCGCAGTTCTTGATAGACCGCTGCAAAGCCTGTGTTAGTCTCTACAGCCATTTTAGTTAAATCAGCTTTACTCACAAACATCATCGTCTCCCTTTGCCTTTCTCGGCTATAGCTAAACGTGCAATCTCTACACGCTGTTTAAAGTTACGTTCATCGTCTGAGTCTAACTCACCGATAGTCTTGATTTGTTCTGTCTCAAGTTTAACTGGCACTGCTTTTGTTTCAGCATCATACTTCTTAGCCCTTGCTAAAAACTCTTCAGCTTGACCATTCAAGACACCAATCTGAGCTTCTTGTAGAGCCTTCTGCAATGCCTGGGCTTCCTGTGCTGCTTGCTGTTCAGCCTGCTGCTGCTCTGGCGATTTCTGCCCTGACTGTTGAATCAATGCTACCATCTCCTCTCGATTAGAAAGGTTCATGTTCTCCACCACAGACTGTATCAATGTACTGTACAGCGGAGACTCTTGAGACATAGTTTGTAGCAGTTGGATAAGCTGAGATACTTCATACTCTCTAGCAATAATACCGAGAGAGCTAACAACATTAAACTTATAGTCTTTAACAGGGTAATGCTCAGGATCAAACTGCATGTAACGGTGAGCAGCTTTAGTAATGAAAGGTATTAAGAAACTTTCTTGGAAGTTAATCAACGTGCGCTTCTGACGCTTAATCAAGGCTCCCAAACTCATTGAGATACCCGCTGCTGTAGCTTCTCCGTTAATGCTACCTGCGATACCTGCTGAGTCTATAGCGCCTGTAGCGGTCTGTACCATGCGTTGTAGAGCCTCTGCCTGAGCAAAGGTAATCTGACTTACTTGACCAAAGTTAAAGGGATAGAAGATTTCATCAGGACGGCCATTGGTGAGGATAATCTTACCTGGGCTTATCTCTGGTTTAAAGCCCCTTGGCATCCTCGTAGCGTCCATTCCCATCATAGGGTGTACTGTGAGTGCCAGTGCGTCTATACGTGCTCTCAGCTCTGCGTCAAGTGCCTTCTGGCTGTTGTAGCCTTTCTCACAAACACCACGACCCCAGAAGCGACTAGGGACTACATCCCAAGGGAATGCAATTACAGGACGATCCTGCATCATGTAGGGGTTCTCTTCAGCTTTTAGGAGAACGCCTCCGTTAGCTATAACCACTACAGCTTCTATGTAGTAGCTTTCGTCTTCTCTGGCTTCATCAGTAAGCGTTACAATCTCTTCATCTTCTTCGTTGTCTGCATTAATCAACAGATGTCGAGGAACAAGACCAAAGTATTTAGTCAACCTTACTTTATCTTCTGGTTGATCTACCAACTCATGGTCTGCTTCAAGATCAATATCAAACTCACTAGTGTTTAGCGATACTTTCTTATAAACACCCTTCTCTTGTTCAATCTCTACCGTGTGTGTAGGGACATACCGATCAATACATACACCAATAGCTTCTTCAATGCTTGTAGCTACAGGATCAATCAAGAAGTTCTGTGGCAGGATAGGGACAAGACGTACAATAGTGCGTTCGGTGATGTTAACACCAACAGCTTGCAATGCTCCATCCATGATTGGCTGCGTAGCTGGAGCCATTTCTTTAATCTGCTCTAGTACAATCTCTCCCATCCCTGTGCCATAGACGGCAGCATTGATAAGACACTCAGCAACAGCCTTTCTAATCTTAGTTTTAGCAAAGTCTTCATGCAGTTTTTCACGTAAGAAGACTATATCTACTGTTTCTTCATCAACCAGGTCATCTGTGATGTCAAACAGTTTACCACGACCAAAAGTAGCCTCTTCAATCTCTGCTACAGAGCTTTCAACAGCTTGCTGAAGGGCAGGGGAGATAATACGACTACGCTCAGACTGCCTAGTCTTGTCTTCAGCAGCGTAGATACCACGCCAGAGGCGATAATATTCATCATGAGTCTTCTCATAATTGTTTTCATAGTGGTCACGCCACTGTTCTGCCTTAGCCATTACCCAAGATTCTAGGGATTCTGTGATAAAATCTGTGTTATCTTCCATATTAATCCTCTTAGTAGCCAGCTACTGTGTCGTAAACCTTATAATCATCGTATTCTGATTCGTATGCGTAAGTTACTTTGTGTAGCTGATCTATGTAAGCCAAAGAATCTATCAAGTCATCATGCGTTAACGGGTCTGGAAACTGGAAAAGCTGATCCATGAACTCTGCATTCCAATCTCCCTTGTTAAGTTTAACAACACCGTTCTCAAATCTACCCTGCAAAGCCCACATAACCCTGTCAGTCTTCTTCTTGTTACCGTGTGTTAGTTCATCCACACGAAAGAATGTGTTATGTCTTTTCATTAAATCAGTTAACGGAGACATTACAGCGTTTCTAGCTATGCCTCTTTCAATACCAACAGCTACTGGTTGATAATCTCTGATGATTTGAAATATCTTGTTAGCTGTCTCATTCAGTTCCCAGCGTCCATAGACAATATCCTTAACCCACCATTGACCTTCTTCAGTTATCTTAACAACAGAAATAGCTGTCTGATCTAGTCTCTTGTTTTTAGATTTAACTTTGTTTATTTCTTCAAAGCCTGCTAAGTCAATAGCAACAAAGTAGTCACCGTTAGGTTCTTCTTCATCAAACTTAACCCAATCCTCTTTAAACATCTCAGAGCCTCTAGCCTCGAAAGAAGCCATAAACTCTGTACGGAAGGCGTAAGAAGACATTGATTTCTTGGCGCTGTCAATCTCCGTAGGGTCTATCATAGGGTTGTTATAGCTTGTAAAGTGCCATGCTTTGTAGGAAGTATCATCAGATAATTGTGCGTAGTTGTACAAGTCGTAGAAGTGATTCCTACCCATTGGTGTACCGATAAACAACGCATGACCCTTCTGGTCAGCCAGTGCAGGTCTTAAGATCATATCCCACACTTCTGGTTTGATGTCTGCGTATTCGTCTAGCACCAAGAACTTTAACGACACACCACGCATTGTCTCTGGCCTGTCACCACCTTTTAAGCTAATGGTGGCTCCGTTAATCAA